AGCCATCGCATTCTCTCTAATATCATCTGCCATAATATTGCATATTTAAGGGGCATCCGCTTTAAAAACATGATACCCTAATTTAACATTTTAATAATTAACTCGTTTTTGTTTAAATAAATTCCCGAATTAACGGCATCGGGAAAGCCGAAAAAAGAACAAGTTTCCTTGTTATAGAACAGTGTCTTCGGAAGATTCCTCGACCACTTTCACAAAACCACCGGACACCAGGTCGGCAAGGTCAAAAGACATGCCCATACCGCTGTCACGGATGCACAAGTAAAGCACATCCTTGTCGGTGTAATACTTGCCGTTAAATAACTCCATCCCCTGCTTCCACGCTATCGGGTCTTCCTTTGTGCCGGAGGCTTCAATCTGGACAACCTTGTAGAGAGATTCTGTTCCTATACCCGGTACCCACTGGCTGGCAAATTCATGCTCTTGAATTACCTCATACAAAGTGTCTTCGTAGGAGAACACGAATCCGATTGGCTCAGTCTTGCCAATTAATTCATCCCACTTGGGGAAATACTCCTTATGCTTAAGGCTCTCCTCAACCGTCAGACCTGCGGTGTTGATGTTCTCCTTAATAATCTCATGTAACGTGTCCACCTTGTCCAGATACTCATCCGACAAGTCGGACGGGTCCAATATCGTCCCGGCATTGAGCATGCGTTCCTTCTCGGCTTCAGATACCTGGCGATATTTGGAAGCCTCCGAAGAGTCGCTGATATACGCGGTATTCCCGAACACCCTTTCATCTATGGGCACATCCTCACTTTGTGTAAGGTAGTGCCCTCCGTCTGCCTGCAAAATCATTGTTGTTCCTCCTTTCTTGTTTCATTATTATTCATTTCTTTTATATTCTTGTCTATGGACATTGACAAGGAGATGTTTCCGTAATTGTCCGCAACGAATTTAATCAGAGCTATTTCCTCGTCAGAGAACTCCGTCTCTCCATTGCTTTGGAACACCTTCATCATAAGCGCATATCCACGCGCCCTATTGAGGTTCTGCATGATTGTATCGGCAAAATCCTCCCGAATGTCCCTTGTTATGCAGTTCTGCATAGTCACATTCGTGTAAATCTCAAATCTTTCAAAATTGATTGTTTTCATATTAGTTTCAATTTGTATATCCGTAAACCCAATCTCTATTGTGTGCATCATATATGTAGATGTGCCACCGGTTAGAAGCGAAACTTCCTCCACTGCCGGTTATGGTATCTCCTGATGCAGCCGTTACATTCACCCTTTTCTCGTTTCCTGAACACAACCATATCTCCTGACCGTCCTCGCATCCTGCCGGAAGAGTAACCGTTATTTCAGCGGTATTCACCAGCCTCACGATACTGTCCATATTGGTCAATGTCGTGGAAGTAGAAACCCTTCTGAATCTTCTACGGAATCCGGTAATATGCCCTTTGGGAATATAGAGCGCGCTATTGCCATGAACGTTGCTGTCATCATAGGTTGTAGCTCCTGCTATTGAGATGTACAGCCCTGCCTTGTTATAGGTATAGGATGATGTGCCGGTATCTTCAAAACGTCCCAACACCTGCATATTGGAAGTTGCAGGCATACAGTTCAGCCCGATGCCCACCCATTTGTTAGTGGCACTGAAACCCAAGAACGCAGAGCTGGAACCATCCGCATGCAAGAAAAACTTGGAATTGGAATAAGAGTTGTTTCCGGCACCGCCATCGTATGCGCCATCTGTACTTGAAATGCTGGTACCGGAAATTTTGAAACCTGCAATAGTACCGCTTATAGCATTGATAGTCCCAGTCAGCTCCACATCCGTACCTATCATCTTGCCACTTTCCAATACCCGGAACGGAGCGTTGTCCGGTGTCGCGGAGCCTGCCCAGATACGCACCTTGCTCCCTGCTATGGAACCGGAAAGACCTGCTGTCACGGTACCATCATCCTTCTTGATAAGCAGCTGGTTTCCCTGCATGAAGTCAATACTGGCGTTTTTCGCGATGATGAGGGACGTGTAGATAGGACCTACACCGCTTAACTTGGTCCATGTGGACGATGACACTCCCGGCTTGTTGCTTTCCGAGCTTGTATGGGTAGTGTTGCATTTGTAGACATCCCATCCGTCAATAGTAGCCAGATTCTTTATCATGGCAATGTCAAGGTAGCGGGTGCCGCTTGTCAGAGCTTCGTCGTTGCGGTAAGTCACGCCCGCAGCCCATTTGGAATGCCTTATGATGCACCCTTGTATACCCTGCTCTCCTTTTTCCCCAGGCTTGCCATCAGCTCCGGGTTTCCCGTCAGCACCTGGTTTTCCGTCTTCTCCCTTTGAAGCAAGCAAATCATACTCCGCAGAATTCATCTCACCGGACAGTATGTACCCGTATGTCTTGCCTCCGTCCTGCGTCTGGGTGATGCGCCTGCCGTCACTGGTCGTAGTAGTCCACAGTGGTGGATTGGTGGTCTCCTTCTTGGCTATGTATGATGAGCCTCCCATAGTGACAACTCCTTGCTTGGGCACGATAAGCCCGGTATGCCATCTGCCCATAGAGGTTATGCTATCACCCTTATCACCTTTGATTTTAATTGGCGTGCCCCATGTCCCATCACTTGCGGATGAAGCAACCTTCTGCGACATCCATATAGCTCCACTTGTAGCATTCGTATGCCAGCCTCCGGTAGTACCGTTTCCCGTAGGAACAGAAGGCTGGGAAGTGCTGTCATTGTAAGTTATGAACACGCTCAATCCGTTCGAGCCGGCTGCACCGTCAGCACCGTCCGATCCGTCAACGACCATCAACGACCATGCTGTCCCGTTCCATATGTATACACGACCGTTATTGGTGTCCCTATATGCCCAGTTGATTTGAGGATTGGAAGGTGGAGACTGCAGGTCGCCTTTCCATACGATGCTCAGTCCGTCCTTTCCGTTCTTTCCGTCAATTCCGTCAATGGTCATTTGATACCACTGGCCGTCTTGATATACATACGACTTCTTGTCGGTCGTATTCTTGTACGCCCAACCGTTCTGAGGAGAGGAAGGGGCAGACGAGAAATCACCTTTCCATACAATACTCGTACCAGCCACACCTTCTGCGCCATCAATGCCATCAAATCCATATTTAGCCCAGAGAGCAGGTGTGCTGAAGTTACTCCATATGCCGTTTCTCTTCTTCCTCTCGCTTATCCATTCAAAAGGCAGGGATTCGGAAACGCCAATAGGATCATCATGCCAGCCGGAAGGGATATAATCGTCCGTCTGTGAGGTCGCTGGGGTGGAGGGGCGGTTTTCCTCCGTGGTATGGATAAACACTCTTTCGTAATCGGTACCGTCGCTTCCGTCCTTTCCGCTCTGGACAAGCAGGTCGTATTCCTCCGTATTTGATTCACCAGACAGAATATAGCCGTAAGTCCTTCCTCCGTCCTGTGTCTGGGTAATGCGCCTGCCGTCATTTGTCGTGGTAGTCCATAACGGTGGGTTGGCGGTCTCCTTCTTCGCGCAGAAGGTGCTTCCTCCCATCGTGACGATTCCCAGTTTGGGCACGATAAGCCCCGTATACCATCTGCCGAGCGAAGACACGCTCTGTCCGTCTTCCCCCTTAAATTTTGACCATGTATAGTCAGAAGGATTGTTACTTTCTGTAGCAGTCTCCTTGTTGACGGCTATACCGATATATTTAGTCGTGTCTTTAGGCTGTTGGTACATGCCCGTTCCGTCCGCATTGTCCGAATAGGCAACCCATGTGTAATAAGTCTTTCCGTCGGCACCGGTAGCACCCGGTATACCGTCTTCTCCCTTTATATCGCTCCATGTATAGTCGGAGGGATTGTTACTTTCCGTAGCGGTCTCCTTGTTGTAGGCGAAACCTATATACGCTTTTCCGGTAGGATTGTTGCTTATACCACCACCTTGCGCGTTGTCGGCATATTTTATCCAGGTGTATAGAGTTTTCCCGTCAGCTCCGGCAGGACCGGGAACACCTTGAGGGCCTTGGGCACCGTCCTTACCGTCCACCACAAGAGGTATCGTCTCCACGTCCACTACTGTACCGTCCACGTAGAATATGAACTTGATGCTCTTCTGGAAGCTTGATACCGGTACTCCGGCATTGTTCCCGATTGAGACTTCCGCTCCACCGTCAAGGGAGTATTTAAGTTCGCCCGTCCCGGTCTCGGCCGTGCCTCCGGAAACCGAAGACTTCAACCGTGTACACGATACGAAAGTTACATTGAGATTACCGTTGGCATCCTTTATCACGGCAGACACGCTCGGGACAAGCCGGTAAAGAACGGCATCGGCACCGCCCTTGACACCTGCCATGGTAAACGTGAGCTGCCCGGTGTAGGTTTTGCCGTTGTAGGTGGCTGTCAACGCGACGGGTATCGGGTTCCTGCCGTCCAGAGCCACGCCCTGCTTGACACTGAAAGTTATCTCTCCGGTGGAAACGTCGTGCGTCTCGGTGACGTTGGCAGGGAGCGTGCATGTTATGCCGGTAAGGGTCATCTTCTTGCTGCCGTAGCTCATCCATACAACTGTGCTTATCGACGTGTCCTGATAAACCTTGCCGTCATTGGTAAGGGCGACGTTATCCATCTCGTTTGTGAGGTCTGCGAACACTGCCGATTCTCCGGGGTCGCCCTTGGAGGCAATCTTCTGCCAGTCATTGTTCGTGCCCGGCTCAGCTGACGAACCGTTCTTGTTCATGCAGGCCCATGTGCTTCCGTCATGGGTCACGCTGTCGTAGTAGTCATACTTTCTGCCGGATTCCCAAGCGCCCTCATAGCTCAAGTCCTTGGCTGGGGTGCCGTTTGGCTTCAAGCGTTCTATCGTGCCGGAGATGTACACATTCTTGCCGTAGAACGAATAACCGGAGAAGTCCATGCCGCCTATGGAAAGGCCACTAAGGTCACCGGTCTGCATCATGACGTTAACCTCGGGGTCTATCACCCAAGTGTTGACGTGAGCCAGACGGCGTGTATAGTAACGGTTTTCGTAGGTGATAGCCTGGCGGCCCTCGTCGGTGAAGTTACCGTATGCGAAGAAGTTCATGCCCGGCATCGGATGAACGGACGTACCCACCTGAAGCTCATACTCGAACTTCATGATTCCTGCCTCGTTCTCCAGTATATTGGTCGGAGTAAAGTAGGATGTGGCGAAACCGGAATACTCTATGAAACCGTTCGCGCCAATCGTATCCTTGTCGGTGTTACTTCCACCTATGTTATGGAATACGCCACGGCATATGTCACTCACATGAAGCGTACCGTATTGGCCTTCCAGAAGGTCAAGAGTGGCGATGCGGTTCTCGGTATCTACAGTCTTGATTGTTCCGTAGGCGAACGTATTGGCTTTGTCACCCGATATAACGTCTATGCAGTTGAAGGTTATTTTTGGAGTTATCATCTCCTCACGGAATACAGCCTTGTCTGTCTCGATGACAACCTTCCCGTTCTCGTCCAGATAGATGTAGCCGCCGCTTCCTCCGATAATACCGGAAACGAAGTTCTTGCTTATCTGAATTCCCTTCTCCGCAGTCAGCTTGTCGCCAACTTCCAGCTTGAAGGGGGTGCGGTCGTTGGTATCCTTGCGGATAAATCTTCTTGCCGCTTTTGCAAACCAATCATTATTGTTATTCGCACCGCCCAATGTACTTCCTATAATATCCCCGGCTATCTCTGAAATCGTACTTCTCAATGCAGAGACATTAGCGGATAGCTTGTCTGTAAGTTCAACGGATATGTCATACAAGCAATTCTTGTCAGATTTACAAGTATATGAATTGACATACATAAAATACTCTTTGTTATTGTATTTTATGTATATGCGAGCGTTTTCATTCAATATGTCCCATAAATCAGTATTATCGGCAAGGAATATGCGTGAGAAGTTTACGGAGAACGTGAATTTCTCATCGTTGTTCTCTGACATATACTTTATCAGCGCTTCTTCTAGCCTCTTTTCCGCTGCAAGAACAAGCGGTTTAGGCATCTTTATGCCCGTAATCACAAACTTGTCACCGATAGAAGGCTTATAGTTGTTTGTGGCGTTAGGCATGACTACACCGAAAGAAGTATTGTCCTTCTTAACAGCTATCCAAACCTCATTTGTAGAAGTGTTTTGTTGGCTTTCTACATATTGGGATGTTTGCGAAGTAACCTTCTGTTCAAAGTCTCCTGCCGGTAAGTTCCCAGCAGAATCCACCAACACTGGATTGAAAGCCCTGCCCGGCTCATTGTCCTTATAGGTAACTCCTATCTCAAACTCGCAAGCGGCACAATTCCCCGTAGTCATGTTGATTACGGCAGTCCCACCTTCCAAGCCTTGCTCAAACAGGTTGAATCCGTAATCTCCGTTATAGATATGCAGCTTTATATAGAAATAGGAATGAACATACTCGTCCGAACCATTAAACACGTTGTTTCCAGTACCTGTACCAAGTTCGTCACTATCATTGGCATCAAAAGCAATATCTGCTATTTCTCCGAACAACTTACCGGAAGAGTTTGTTACCCCTTCTATAGTCGGTTTTATGTCGCTAAAATCGACCTTTATTTCCTTTACTTTCTTTGAAGAATATATATTCTTAAACGAATAGTAATCATTCGTACCGGGAATTTTATATTTGTTATTAAGCGCATTGTAGAATCTCTCCGCTCCCCCACTCTCTCTATAAATGGAAGGCATAAGGTTTTGGCTACGCTCAATAGTTTCTGTCTCATCATCATTCGGATAGTAGAAAGGAATATTGTCAGAGCTACCGACACCCGTAACTCTATTTACTATCTTGTAATTTGCGTTTGTCTTTTTGATTGATACAAGCCCTTTCCTATACTCGAAGGGAGTGGAAATGACATTCTCTGTATATCCAATGTGGCATACTTTCCCTACAAAGTAATAAGGCAGTTCATATATGGTATATATGGACTGCAACGCTTCTGCAAGGTACACGTTATCAAGCGAAACAAGTTTGGAATCGGAAGTAATATCATCATCCATGACTACCGAATATCCTATACCCGATTTTGTCATTGAGGCGTTAAGCCGTCCGACAAACTCGTTTATGTCTCCCATGAACTTCACTGAAGTTGAATTGGAATGATATGTATCTGCTCCGGTAGTCACCACGTCCATGAAATACACGTTCTCCAGCACGATACGTTCTGAAACGAACTGGAGTTCATGCTTATACATTACACTCTTGTTGTCCTTTGAAGATGTAGGGGTTTGGTCTACATAGTATTTCTCACCTCTGAACTCCACAAATTCCTCTCCACTCCACAAATCATCCAAGCAAGAAGGATAATTTAATGTAGCCGTAAGCGTTGGAGTACCTGCCATACGTTGTGCCGAATAAGTGTATTCTCCCAATTTGGCAGGCATATCGGAATTAGGGAACATTACCTTGTTCCCTTGCTCGTCGAGTTTATATATGTACAGGCTCTTCTTCTCCATTATTCGACAACATCAATCTGTTCTTCAATTTTTTCTACAGATGCATTTGCGGCATTCTCTTCTTCAATCCTCTTAGCTTCATCTGGTGTTGATTCAGTGTTCTTCTCAATAGCGGTCTTAGTTGAAAGTATTCCGGCTTGTTTCATTGAAATAAGCATATTGTTATATTCAGTAGCGCTAAACGGTTGCCAAATTTTGAATTTGCAGCTTATACGAAGCTTTGCAAATTCAGTTATCGCATTCGTGTTCTCTCCTTTCTTTACAAGTTCTTTTGCAAGTCCTTCCTTGAACAACCGCATCATCTTATCAGCGAAATTCTGCCATTCGATAACCCCTTGCTGAGCATTTTTCAAGTCCAAGTCACGGGTAAGCGTGATAGCAAGTCCGCTTATATCTCCGCTTGACTTGACATCTTTCGGCAAAAGGAATGTGCATGAAGAATTAATCTGAATCTTCTCAAACAAATCTTCCAAGGAATTAAGCATACCTTCCGGGCTTGGCGGTGCCTTAAATTCAGCACTACCATTCCCGTCCATGGACTTGTCTTGAAGGATTATATTTCCGGCAAGTTTCTTTGTCGTTTCGGATAAATTCCCTCGTATGTACAGGATTCCCCAACCATTACGTTTCTGAATGACAAAGAATATGTTGTATATAATCTCGTATATCTCAATAAGGCTTTGCGCTTTGTCCCACGCCACATTTCCACGCTTCGTACACAAAGGAATCTCACTGAACCCGTGCACTACTGGAGTTTCCCTTATCCATCCATCTTCTCCGGCGTTTTCTCCCGAATTGCGCATACGGTACATATACTTGTCATCGTAGCAGTCTATGTACTCCACACCGTTACTATCAGCATAGTAAACGCTTTCAAGAAGTCTGTCTCCGTTTTCGTCATTGTGTGATATTATAACATATCCGTCCTCATAACTCAACAAACGGCATTTTACTCTATTTTTATAGTCATAGTAGAAAAGTAATCCTGAATCCCCGGAAGCAAGCTGTGAACGCACTGCCTTTGTACGCCAACCGTCCATATTCCTATCGACCCAATACTCTTTGATAGTGGAATAGTTTTCTTTGTCTTTTTCAGAAGGATTGCCACCTCTCAAAGACAATACGCAAGGATTGCCACATAAGTAGATTACATGGCTCGCCAATATCTGCTCTTGCAACGCTAAAGAGGTACGTTGGAATTTTATTTCTTGATAACCTCCATTTTCCAGTTTCACACAAATGCTCGGAAGGTTATTGTCAAACAGAACGTCATGGCTCATAGGGTCAAGCTCTTTCAAGAACTTTTCCTGTGTGATAATATTCTTGCTCACTTTAGGCAACCTTGCCGTCCGTGTTTCCGTAACGGTTGCAGATTGCCCTTCGGAAGCATCATTGACAGAAGATGTATCACTACCCCTAAAGAACGGCTTCTTCTGCAAAAGAGCATCTACGTTCTGTAATAAATATAGTTTTTTCTCTTCCCGTGTCATTTGTCTGCGTCAATTAGGTTGTAATACTTCATACAGGCCTCCTTGCTCGGCATAGCTGAACATTCTCTCGAAGTCCACTTACAGATAATATCGTGCTTCTGAGGAACGACTATGATTCTTCTCTGTCCTTCTTCTTCTTCGATGTTGAACTTGTCGTTCAGCTTCACACGTGCATCCAACACGACCTTGCTTGCTTTGATAAAAGTGTCTGAATCTCCACTTGCTTTCGAATCGTCGGCAATCTGTTTCATCTCCAATATTTCTTTTAGCAATGCTTCCCGGTTCTCGTCTTTGGATATGGTAATCGCAGCACCTATGCCGAAAGGTTTCAACTTCTCTGCAAGCATGGATAGTACCTTGTTTGATGGTTTGTCGTCTTCCTGATAAGCCACCTTTGCGGCAAGAGCTTTATCTACGAAAGAATCGCACATCACCAGATAGGCAACGTCCCTTACCCTTGCTTCAATCCCTTCCGTTTTAAGGGAATTGATAATGTCCTTTATGTCATTGTAACTTATCATATCCTAATACCATAAATGTTCATCGTAAATACTTCCTTCCGTAACCAAACCTTTAGTCTGTTTCGACTCCTCAACGCTATTGTAATACCCAGCCTGCACCTCATTACCATATTCGATGTTTGCACAAGGCAACATCCGCATTGCACACGGGTCTAACAAGTCCATTGACCGACCTTTCCCAAGCATTTGGTTCATTTTCTTCTTGTTCCAAAGCCGTTTCTTTCCGCTCTGCATATCATCGAACCGCACAACGGAGCATTCTTCCATAAACTCATTCTCAACCGTTACTTTGTACTTCAAGTTTTGGTGCGTGTAAGTCTGCACGGCAAGTTTATCGTCAAATGTCAAGTTACCAGCTTCTATCATCTTGCATAATCGGATATAGCACATATCCTTTACAGTCATTGCGGTAAGCTGATAAAGGCCGAAAGGCTTATTGAGTGATATGTAAGGTACGGCATCCGGTATGTAGTCGTTGAAGTAACGTCCGGCGGTAGCGTCAAAAATGATATGGCTCTCTGCCGTGTCATGCTCAAACGCGAATGTCTTTACCGCCATAGCGTTCTCTCTCGGAGTTGACTTGCTGAGTATGAGTATGTCGTATGCGTGAAATCCGTCCCATGCAAGGGCTACAAGGTTGTCAGTACCGTAGTCTGCCAAGTCAACGGTTATCCATTTGTCACCGTTTACAGCCGGGTTGTTGTTGAATACTCCTTGTGCGGAATTGGACGGGATAGGTATCTTTTCGTCTGAATCAGGGTCAGCATTATAATTTACGCCAATAAGTCCAGCGGCTGAACGAGTACCAGAAGCTGCAACTGAACCAACATATCCTGCATTGCCTCCCATAAGAGCTTCATTTTCATCAACTGTGCCCTCGTATAGGGTAAACGATTTGATAAAGTCTTGATATTTCGCTTTACCTTTCAAGTCTTTAATCAAACTATCTATTTGTATCTTACATTTGGCGTAAACCTCTTCTTTTGAATCGCCCCAAACAGTATCATCAACAGTAGAACCTGCAACGAAAAAGAAACGTACCTTCCCTATCCTGTCAGGAATGCCCTTCCCATCAACTCCTACATACCAATCTATAAACCTTCTCGTCCAATGTGTCCGTTTAGGGTTGAATGTAGCACGGAATTTCCCTGTAAATGTTTTGCTTTTACCACGATTACGGGATTGAATATAAGTAAACACTTCCCATGGCATTTCTGTAAGCTCGTCAATAGCGATTGCGTCATATTGCCATCCTTTCGCGCGCTCCCTCATTCTGTCTATATTCGTTGGGTCTATATAAGTAAGGTCGCAATACGCTCCGCTTGAAAATGATATTCTCGGAGTATCGGCTTCTTTAACTTTTACATATTCTCCGAATATATCTTTAAACGTATCGACAAATCCCCCTCCTGCTTTTTGATTTCCAAGACTTCTACGACTTATCAAACATCTAAAATCAGGGTCAAGCATTAACGGTTCAGCAAATCCAAGAACAAGAGAGTATGACTTCCCGTTTCCTACCCCTCCAGCACCGAAACATATATCCACGTTAGTTGAAGCAAAGTAGGTTTGGAAGCCTGGGAAGGGCTTCTTCACTATCGCATTATGTACTTCTTGCTCTTTCATCAAGAGCAAAAATACCCATTAATAACAAAGTAATATATATGTAATCTAATACTTATTTATCACTGTGATAAATAGCTTGATTTGTTTATGATTATACATTTTTATTAAAGCATTACTTTCGCACATAATCATTATAAATTCATACTGTATGAAATTTACGAAAGAGCAGCTTTCAGAAGCACTGAAAGCAAAACTCACCAACAACGGCAAGAAAAACTTGGCTATGAGTGAGAGAAGTTTCAATGAGGAAGTAGAAGACATCTACACCGATTTGGAAGAGAGTGGTAACGACGAAGAATTGGAGCTGGAGGATGTCGTAGGCAAAAAGATTAAACGCTTGGAGCGTATCGACAACAATGTACGCAACGACAATTCAAAGTTCGTAAAGGAGTGGGAAAAGAATCACCCCACAAAGGACGATAAGGACAAAAAGGATGATGACAAGGACGAAAAAGGAGACGAAAGCAAACTGGACAAGTTGCTTGAAGAACTCCAAGACTTGAAATCAGAGCGTGAGGAAGAAAAGAAAGCTAAGGCAATCTCCGAAAAGCGCAACCATCTCAAATCAGCCTTGAAAGGGAAAGAAGTCAAGAACGAGGATTGGATTAACGACCAGCTCGAACTGATTCACATTGATTCTGAAACTGACGTTGACGCTCTGACAGAAAGACTGGTAAAGAGCTATAACAAGTTCAGTGCAAACACACCGCCTAATATCACTCCAGGAGGCGCAGGAGGAGGTTCAGAAAAGACAGATGACTACGCCGATGTGGTTGCTATCGTGAAGAAGCAATCGCACAGAGAAGAAAAACAATAATCATTTAAAAACTAAAGAAAATGGCAGATTTTTATCAGCAAATCCTATTGAACAGCGGCTACCTTCCCGGTAGAGCGTTGGTTCAGGCTCGTGGAAGCATTGGTGGACACCGCTATGTTTTCGTGAAATTGCAGATGAGCGGAAAGGACGCGCTTGTATTCCCTACTACGGGATGCGTTATCAAGAATCCGTTCAAAGGGAATGCCCGTGCTTTTGCAGGAACTCTGTTTGAGTACAATCCGGATGGTACTGGTTATATTTTGAAATCGTATGCAGTAGCCAAAGCCACAGCAGAAGCAACCGACACGGACATATACCTGAAAAGGGACGGCTACTCTCTCATTCCGTTCGTAGGTGACATTCTTATGGTAGCACCAACTACATTGACAGGAAAAGGAACAGCAGTGACCGTTACAGCAGTTAAGGCCGAAACAGACGCTACGGCAGGTGATGTATGGAAAGTGACATTGAGCGCAACACTTGGCGCATTGACCACTTCTTCAGTGCTTGTAGAAGCAAAAGAGGCTGGAGCAAGCAAGGAAGCAATGGTTACTAACCCCAATTCATACCTTCCTTGTGACTTTGACTTTGTATTTGACCCTGCCGCATCTGACAATGACTTTGACGGTGCGAGATACCTTATTACCCCTGCTTTGGCGTTAGGTGACGTGTTCCTTTACACGGACAGAATGCAGCCGCTTTCGGCAGCCTTGAAAGGCTTGAACAAAAGTAAGGTTAACGGGTGGTTCAACATTTAAACTTAATTAGACTATGCCTAAATTTGATTTTAACAACAGCAGATACGCTAAGTTCTTCGCAGACAAGACTAACCAGCGTTTCTTGCAGTCCTTCATCAACACGGAAGGATTGCTCTATACCAATTACGGTTGGTATAAGACACAAGGCGTAAAGGCCGGCGCTCCAACGCCTACTGCGCCTAATGGTATTGCCACCTTCTCCGTGAAAGGTCGCGATTTGAAAGCCGCTCCTTTGATGGACTTGCGTGCGCCTCTTGGTGACAGCAACCAAATGGATAAGGAAGGATTGTACTGGTACACAGCTTCAATCCCCGACTTCATCGCTCCCGGTTACGTTGAAACCGCTATGGAACGTGAAGCAAAAGAGCAACAGTTTGAGTTGTTTGGAAACGATGCCGATTTGGTAGCCGCATGGGTGCACACGTTGCAATCACAGATTGACAGCTCGGACGCTACCATGAACTTTATGACCGCACAACTGATGTCAAAAGGTAACATTGACTACCGTAACATTGCCCGTGGTATTCAGATTCCTCTGCACAAAGCGGATATTCCCGAAGAGAATTTCACTAAGGCTGGTACTAAGGTGTGGACTGACCCCGATTGCAAAATCCTTAGCCAGATGGCCGCAAAAGAGAAGGTATACCGAGAGAAGTGGGGATATGAAGGCGCATTGGTATGGCAGGTTACGCGTAAGATGTTCTACGAAGTCATCTTGCCGAATGGAGAATCAAAGGAACTTGTTGACAGCTACAAGAAGAATCCTTTGGCTTACATTTCATCCACTACGACCGCTCCTACTACAAGAGACTTGTTCCTTGCCGCATTCCGTGACTACCCGGGCGTTTCCCCGATTGAAATTGTGGAAGAGAAGGAACGGAACCTTACCAATACCGGAGATACCTTCGTTCAAGGATGGGCTGATAAGATTGCGGTTCTTCGTCCTGCCGGATATGCTTGCGAGTTTGAATACACAAATAACCTCGACAAGCAGATGTTCGACAAGTACGGTTCAAGCGTAATCACAAAGATTTTCGCCCAGACTAATGACGGTCTCTGCACAGTGGTTAACACTACAACCAACAACGGATTGTACAAGGAATGGCATACCGATGTAATGATGTCGGCTTGCCCTGCATTGAAGACGTTCCGCAACCATGTGATTGTAGATACCAGCACAGCGGATTCCTAACAACCAAGGCATTGTAGTAGTATGGAAAATTCATTTGACCCGATAGCATACCTCAATGGACTTACGAGGTTCGTCTTTGAAGATGATGCGCTTGAAAACATCGCATACGAGAACGGTTTGGTAGAACTTACCGACCGTTCACAAATAGACGAATACACGAAAGACCATTGCCTTATCGCACTCTATGAGCTTGTCATAAACGGCCCGTGGTCTGTGGCTTCATCGTCACTCCAGCACGGCAATTACAGGCAGGACGTAGGTAGTGAGACGGTAACTGCTGCTATTATCCAAAACTTAAAAGACCGTCTGAAAGCATTGTACAAGAAGTACGGTGAAGAAGAAGCGTTGGCAAGCATGGATAGCGGAGGTATGAGTTGGGTAAATGAAAATTCATTGGATGTGTAGTTATGCGCCTGAAAAGAAAAGCAATAACCCAATACCCGTTTCACGGTACGTTCTATACCGTTGTGACGAATAAGCCGGAGGATGGAGACCTTCTCGGTAACGGCGACTTGCTTGGGAATGAAAGGACTGACAGCTCTCCCGAAGTCCCCACTACGGGAGAGACTATCCTTCTTGAAACCGAATGCGACATACAGCAGGCAGCAAAGCTGATTAATTCAGGTACTATCATGGCTGATTACAAGGTGTTCTTTCCTTGCGATATAGGTGCTAAACTTCCGATAAGGTTCAACACTAACTTCAAATGCGAGGATTATGCGATACCTATTAACGGTCGTGTTGTTGGACTTGAATACAGCCAGTTGGGTGGTTGCCACGTTGACATTAAGATGAGCGAGGTGTAGGCTATGGCAAAGAAAGACCGCATATCAGAACTTGTCAGATTCCTTTCCGGTGAAGGGCAGAAAATTGTGGATAGCCAGTTGCAAAACAAAGGTTACACGCATCGTACACACAACCTTCACGACAGCTACGGTTGGGGAGTATATGTTGACAAGAAACTGGTTGCAAGCGGATTCCCTGCTGTTAAAGCCGAGAAAGGCAGGAAGTGGTATGGTGAAACGATTAAAGGTCGTGAAGCCATTACCGATTTCCTACAAAACAAGTACAAGGCACATGACGGGATAGATTTGGTTGTTGCAGTCGCAATGCCATACGGTGAAATAGTTGAGGACAAGTACAAGTATGAGGTGATAGCAACGGCAAGGAATGACGTAAAGCAACTTGCTTCAAAGTTCAAGAACGCGAATTTCGGGATAATAAGTCACGGTAGTTATTGATTATGGGGAACATATACAAGACAACATCAAGAGCTGAGAACTTCTTTTCAATGCTTCTCACGAAAGCAGGGATTTCGGATAACCTGTTTATCGGGAATATGCCTGCAACAGTTGACAGCAGTTGGAAAGACATGGTGCTTGTCGATGTGCTCTCACTCAAGGATTACGGTGCTTACGCCAAAGGCTCTGCAAACATATTCCTCTATGCAAAATCCGTTGACAGCCACGGGACAAAGCCAGTTAAACGGCTATACGCTATGGAACTTGCGCTTGACAATGCTATTGAATCATGCAACGACCGTCACTATGTGATTGAAGTGAACTTCCGTGACGCTGACTACGACCAAAACAGGAACTACTACTACAATGTGATAAACGTAAACATAACGGTAAGAAACATTTAACAAAAGAAAGGATAACATTATGGCAACAGTAAAAAGAACCAGCCCAACTTCATTGCAGGTAATCAAACCCGATTGCTTGGTAGCTACACTTTACACGGGTGCTACAACGGAGACAGCCGACAATCCGGCAGGCGATACTTTCATTTTTGACGAGGTAGTCCGTGACACCACAACAATCTCACAGGATGACAACGATTCAACAACGATTGAGAACGAGTTTTCCGATGACCCGATTCTTGATATTGTGTCTTTGGGTAAATTCCAGTTTGCGGCAGAAGTAGCCGACATTCAGACTGAGATTCTAAAAAACTTCGCAAACTACACATACGATTCGACCGCCAAGAAGTTGTTCGCTCCGGCTGCGTACCAAAAGGCGTATGTAAAGATTGACCTTGTTTTCAAGAACGGAACTGACACAGACGGAAGCGACAAGTATATGAGTATCTGTATTCCGAAGTTGCAGTTGAACTCACGCCTTATGGTTGAGAGCATGAACAGCAACATCGCACGTCTGAACCTTGCAGGTACGGCTACCAGTGTGGCACTGACGGCTAACGGAAAGACCATCAAGACGGCCGCATACGTGAATGAGGACTTTACCATTCCGACAGAGACGGCTTAAAAGCATAGATTATATAGGTAAAAAGATTGTTGAACAGGGCGGTAGGCTGATATGCCGCCGCCCTTTTTGTTTGAATCATGGCGGTATATAGAGCGACAAAGAAGAAAGACAAAGAACAGGAAAGCACTTCTGTAAAAAGAGTTTCCGATGAATCAATGGAGCGGCTTGCAAAGATAATGAACGACAGCCCAAGCCTTGTAACGCTTCACGGGACGGAATGGAGTATTACAGGATTGAAGCCGGGCGTGCAGTGGCTCATTGCGGAACAGGCTTGTCAGATTGTCAAAGGCGAGAAGTTGAGCATGGGGGACGTAATCAAGGAGTTTGCGGTGAATCTCCCGGCAGTTGTACACGTGATAACCCTTGCTTTGCTCAATGACAAGGAAAGGATTTTCTCTGACTACGAGAAAAGAGAACTTTCCGAAGAGTACAGGCAGGTTTACGACCTTCTCATGTGGGGAGAGTACGACATGAAGGACTGGGCTTTACTGCTTGGCGAAATACTAAACCTCATAAGCACGGATTTTTTTTTCGAGAGTACCAATGTGATTCAGACCGTGAGGGAAATGACCCTGACGAGGAAGACGAAGAAAGCGGAACGAAGCTGATAATCTCCCGTACCGAGTGGGGGCAGATGGTTGATTTCCTTCGCTCCAACACTTGGTGCTCTCGTGACGAATACTTGTGGGGAATGACGGTCGGGCAGGTACGGTTAAGCTCATTCGATTTCTCCCATGTGGAATACTTGAACAAGGATAAGAATAGTAAGGTCGGCAAGATAGGAAGTGCCGATGATTTGAAGAATTTGAACGATTTGGGATTACCGATAATAAATAAATAACAGGATAACGATGGCAAATAACGAAGCAGGAGCATTCCTCAATATAACACCGGATGTATTAAAGAAGTTGGATAGTTTCGATGAGAAGCTGGAGAAGATAGAGAAGCACGCTCATACGGCGGCTGATGCGTTGAAAAACGGGTTTGGCAGTGTAGTAATAGATACAGGTAAGTTGGAGAGTGCAATCACTTCCTTAGCCAAAAAGATAGATGCCATAAAAGGCAATCCGTTTGAAGGAGCAGGTAAAGGTGCGGAAGAAACTACGAGAAAGACAATCTCTCTGAATGAAAGCCTTTCACGTGCAGCAGACCTACTAAATAGAATAAGCAGTAATAAAATAGGTGAAGGCTCATTCAGCAACTTAAACATCTCCGGGTTAAAGCAGGGATATTCGGATTTGAAAAAATACGTTGAGAACATGGATTTGTCAAAGCCGCAACAAAAAGCTGCAGTAGAAGCCATGCGCTACATGAAGATGGAGCTTGACGAGCAACGAAAGACGGACGAGCAACGTGCCCAATCTGCGGAAAAGGCTGCACAACGTAAGGAGGCAGCGGATAGACGTGCGGCAAAGGCGGCAGCAGATTTAGCGAATGCGCAGAGGTCAACTCCGCAAGGCGCATTGGACTATTCCAAAAACACAAAGTCTCTTAAAGAAAACGTACAAGCCATCGAATATTTGAAAAAAGCCCGTTTGTCCCTAAACACTACTGACAAGAATTATCAAACTACGTTACAACAGATAAACCAAGCCATCGCCAAGCACAACCAAGCGTTAACAGAAGCAGGAGTCAAATCACAACAGCTTGCCACACGTCACCGTAACCTAATGGATACGGCAGGGCAATTAAGCCGTCAGCTTGCCTTGGTATTCTCCGTGTCACAGATTGAAGGATATATAAGTAAGCTGGCAAACGTCCGTGGAGAGTTTGAGCTACAACAGCGTTCCTTGCAAGCCATATTGCAGAATAAATCACAAGCAGACCAAATATTCAACAAGACCGTTCAACTTGCTGTCAAGTCTCCTTTCAAAATCAAGGAACTTGTTTCATACACCAAGCAACTTGCAGCATACCGCATTGAATCAAGCAAGTTGTATGATACGACAAAAAGACTTGCTGATGTATCGGCTGGTTTGGGCGTTGATATGGGCAGACTTATTCTTGCTTACGGTCAGGTCAAGGCGGCAGCATACTTGCGTGGTACGGAAGTCCGGCAGTTTACGGAAGCTGGTATAAACTTGTATGGAGAGTTGCAACGCTATTTTGAAGAAGCAAAAGGCGAGGCATATACCACTGCACAAATAGTGGATATGATTTCCAAACGAAAGGTGACTTTCGAGGATATAGAGAACATCTTCAAACGGTTAACTGAAAGCGGAGGGTTGTTCTACAATATGCAGGAAATTCAAGCCGAAACTTTGCAAGGTAAGATTTCAAACTTGCAGGATAGTATCGATGTGATGCTTAATTCTATTGGTAAGGCTAATGAAGATACGCTGAAAGGTTCTATTGATTCAATTAAGGTATTGATTGATAATTGGGAAACGGTTGTTGAAGTTGCAAAGACGTTCGGTGTCGTAGTAGGCTCATTGCTATTAGCACCCAAAATAAAAGCTGTTACCCAAGGAGTAGGCTTATTATCTTTTGCTTTAACAAAAGCAGAAACTTCATTACGCTCTTTAGGTCTTGCTTTTAAAGCATCTCTTCCATTAATGGCTCTCGGAGCAGCCTTACAACTTGTAAATGAGTTGTGGAACGTTCATTCCCAATATAACAAAATGTTGAGAGAAAGCAGCAATAAGTATTATACTGCTCAATTAAGGATAGGAGAAATAGACGAAATAGCTAAAAATGACACAAGAAAAGCATTATCATCCTTGGTGAAAGAGATGAATAATGAAGGATTTGAAATAGAGATAAAGCCCAATATATCAGAAAAAGAAGCAAAAGAGCAATTTGAAGAGTACAAAAAACAATATACAGACTTCTTAGAAGATATTAGAAAAATTGAAGCCAACTATGCAGAAAACAGAAAAAAGGGGTGGCTGATAGGTAATGATGATATTGAAACTGATTTAGACGAATACGAAAATGCCTTCAACGATTTTATAGCGAAAGGTAATAAAATACAAGCCGAACTATTAAGGATTTCCGAGGAATCAACTTCTTTAGGTAAAGGAGCAAAAGACTACATACAAGAGCTTGTAAAAGGAAAGAAAGAGGGTGAGAGTTTAATTGAATACTATGAAAGACTTGCGGATTACTTGGAAAGAATAAAAAATGGGGTTCTTTTTGCAGGTAAGAAAAGTTCTATTTTCAGTTCGTTCTTAGGCTCAAGGAAAGACATGGAAAAAGAAAAAGAGTCTGCCATTCAAGAAATACATGAAATTTTTGACACTATAAATGATGAGGTAATAAAAGGTAATAAGACAAGAGAACAATTTAGGATTTTAATAGATAAAAAAGCTCTTGACGAACAATGGTCCGAAATAAAAAAAGAACTTGCATATAATGTATATGAATTAGGAGATATAAAAGTTCCTCTTAGACCAGGGATAAATAAAGAAGAACCTGAACCAGACCCCAAACATGAACGAGATATTTTAGCAGAGCGCATTTCCCTTATTAAAGAGCTTAACAAAGAATACGAGAAGCTGAACAAGGTAATGGGCAGTAAGGAAGCGGCTAAAACTGTCATGGAGCGTTATGAGGAATCACTTAAAAACGTGAATATGCCTAAAAGCATCATCGGGGATATGTTCCTTCCAAACAAGAAGAATACGGCAAAAGCATTACAAGAGATTTCTAAAATAATCACAGATTTTAGGAAGAAGCAAGGTGCTATTAATGATTCATATCAACTGTTGGATAGCGATGATGTAGAAAATATTAAGAAACAGCTCGACAAGACCAAGAAGAACATTGAAGCTATGTTCAATAGCTTAGACTTGCACAAGAAGCTGAAAGACGCAGGACTTTCAGAAGCGGAGGTGCAGCAGTTGTTCCCCGGACTTGCAAAGACGTTGGATGATGTTCAGAAAGGCATTGAGATTGAGTTTCAAACGAAGTATACTGACACATACAAAGCCCCGAATACTCAACAATACAAAGATTATCAAGATGCAATAAAGGAGATTGAGCAGCAACGTATAAAGGAAAGCCAAGACCTTGTAGTTGAGCTTACAAAAGCGTACAAGACACAGCTTTCAGACCAATTGCAGCTTGACAGATGGTATTACGAGGAAAGGGCGAAGATACAGAAAGCGAATCTTACAGAGGAGCAGAGAATACAATATGAAGCCAACCTTAAATCTCAATATGGAAGAAAGTCTGACGAAAACACTTGGAAGCAATTCCAAAATTCGGACATGTATATTTCCATGTTTGAGAATATTGAAAGCTCATCCACACGTATGCTTACTGCCATGCGTGATAAACTTGCGAGTTTGCGTGAGAACTTAAAAGACCTCCCTGCCGACCAACTGAAAGCCATAATCAAGCAACAGGAGAAGATTGACGAAATGATTTCCAAAAAGAATCCTTTCACCGGTCTTACTTCTGGAGTAAAAGAGTACATTCAATTCTTAAAGCAAAGGAATGAACTTGAAAAAGAGAATATAAGAGCCAATAATGCAGTTGCTTATTATACCGAACAGAAAAATGCACAATCACAGATTGTTCAACAAAAGAAGCAAGAATACGATGCAGCAGTAGAAATATACGGTGTAGATTCAGCACAAGCAAATCAGCTACGCATACAATGGTTGTTAGAGAAGTCAAAACTTGATGCTATACTCGCTCAACTTGTTGCAGAGGGAAAGATAACAGAGGAAACAGCCGAGCAAATAAGAAATGGGCAGAAATTAGGTAAAACTCTGTCCGATAAATTCAGCGAAATTGGAAATAATCTCTCTGAATTTTCCTCCGGTATCACTGACGTAGCAAGTAACCTTGAAAATGTGTTTGGCACTATGTCTGCCGGAACAGCAGATACAATTAGCAGTATAGCAGAAATAGCAAGTGGATTAGGTCAAACAGCAAGTGGGGTTGCACGTGCTATTGCTAATCCTGCTGATATTGGTGGTTATATCCAAGCTGTTGGGGGAATTGCTAAAACCATAGGAAGTCTTTTTAATATTAAAGACAAGAAGAAAGAGCGTGAAATCCAACGGCAGATAAAGAATATAGAAACACTTGGCAAGACATACGATGAGTTGAAGGAGAAAATGGAAGCCGCTTGGAGCGCAGATGACCTTCGCACACAGACCAAAGATACCGTAGCCAACTTAGACCAGCAGATAGCTTCCTATCAGGCTATGATTAAAGCCGAGCAGGACAAGAAAAAGACGGATAAAGACCGTATAAACGAATGGAACGATGCTATAAAGGAACTTGAAAAGACCAAGCAAGAAATCCTGAATCAAGAAAAAATTGAAATGGGAGGTATCGGTGGTGAATCCGAATACAAAGATGCCGCCTCTTCATTTGTTCAAGCGTGGCTGGACGCATTTAATGAAACCGGTGACGGGCTTAAAGGTCTGGAAGAGAATTTTGATGATTTCATAAACAATCTCTTCTTGAAACAAGCATCCATGAGAATTGCCAACAAATTCCTTGAACCGTTGTTCCAAATGATAGACCTTGCTGTTACAGAAGGTGAAGCAGCCATTGCAAAAGGATTTGATGGTAGTACAGACTTGACAAGGCAAGAAATGGATAAGATTGTCGAGGAAGCAAAAAAGCAATTCCCACAGCTTAGTGAAGCATTAGAACAGCTATACAATGCCCTTGGGATAAAAAATAATAAGACAGCCGAATTGTCTCCCCTAACCCAAAGCATTCAAGGTATAACTGAACGAGAAGCAGAAATTTTAGAAAGCCTGCTCAATTCTATCAGGTTCTTCGTCTCCCAGCAGACAACCGACATTTCCGCAATCAGAGCCTTGTTGGATGCCCGATACGGACTTGAAGCCGAATACTCCGATAGCAATCCTATGCTTGTCGAATTGAGGGCGCAGACTGGATATTTGGAAAAACTTAGTGACTATATTGGAAGGGTGTTCGCACCAAGCCCCAATTCTAAGGGACCGGCTCTTCGTGTTATAATGCAATAAAAATAAAGCGGTAGGAGAACATCTTATCGCTTTATACTTATGATAATCCTGTAATTATTTACTTCAATGGTCGTATATGTCACAGAAATTTGCTTCGACAAAAAATATATAGAAAATCTTACCTTTTTGAAGACCTACAAAAACCCTATTATCACCAGAAGCGCGGAATACGTCAAGTTCTACCTCTCTTGTTACAAATGAAGGCAATTTGTCTTTTGGTTTAATGCTATTATATGGTATTGGCTCCATCCCGTATGAATGTTTATGAGACGACCGTATCTCATTCCATCCAAGCTCACATAACTTTTGAAGCCTTAATATAAAATTGAGAAGAAAAGAATGGTCTTTGCAACCTTTGATAGATACGTCCGAAAGATATTTGAAAGAAAATAGCGGATGGTCTATTTCAGACAAATCACTTATTTCACCTACGCTGATTTTATTTGAGTTTATAATACTCTGTATAAAAGAAAGCCCATCATCACTTTTCTTTTTCTTGTTTTTACCTTTCCCTCTCATTTCTTCAACCGTGTTTTAAAGAATGTCTTAATCTTATCCTTTGCTATCACATTTCCTTCTCCGGTTTTAGTGCTTTTCCACGGATGTTCATTATGGGTCATATTCATAAGACCAAGTGCGGAATATACTCCATATACCTTAAATACTTCATTGAATAACGCTTCTTCTTTCCTGTCTTCAAATTCAAAATCAAACTCAGAATCTAAATGAATGCCGTTTTTACCGTTACTCTTATATTCATCATACACGGAAGGTACTACCGGGCCATACATCCATGCCTCAATTTCTTCATCAAACAATGGAGTCCCAAAATAAGCTAAATGGAAACCTTGCTGATAGTACAACATCTTTTGGAGCTTCATGTTTGTCATAAACTCTTCTCCACAACTGACTTGTTCTGCTTTCTTTATAAGAACCTTTGCTATATCTGATGCCTTGTATGCCATAACTGAATTATTTTTAATTAGTTATTCATGAAAGACAGACCCTAAAAGAGGTGCATTTAGAACACGCTTATGACACTTATCACTCTTTACTTAGGATTTACCTGCCTATAACATTGCAAAAATACGCCAATATTCCCATTTGAATCCGGAAATAATAACAAAATTAGCAAATTATGTTTTTAAACATGATTATTTAAAGAATATAATAAAAATCCCCGAACGCTACGAACGGGGATTAAAATATTCTATTTTTAAGATTTCCAAATTGCTTGTCAGAAAAATCACGGTGGTTATACAAAAATCGGTGTTCTATTTTTCAGATTCATCTTGAAATTTCAATGGCTCGCAACTACCTAACCTCGCCAAATTGATACTCTTGCATACCCATTCAAACAAATATGCAGACGGCTCATCTCCATGTTCCATGCCTATTGCATTCTCTATCCCATCAACAACGTGGCTCGCCTCATGGCACACAACACCCATTCTCATGTCATTCTTGCTATGGAAAACCACAAGCTCCCCTTTCATGTTTGTATCATTCCTGACTATATCGTCAAACGTAATAGCATAATATTCGTCACTATTACCGAAGTTTAACTTAGTACCACCTTCTCCATGAAACTTGCTATTGATATATTCTTCGTCTATACCTATGCACACCCATAACTTTCGGGGGTATATTACAGGGTCAAACTCATATAATAGCTTTTTCTTGCTCATAGTTTCACCTCCACTTCTGTCACATACATCTTACATACTTCACGCCCTAACTCGTCATAAGACACACGCCTTACAAAGCCAACATCCGAAACCTGTACTCCGGTCTCATCCTCAAACTTATTCAGAAGCCCGGCTATCTTGTCGTTCAATTCCTGCTTCTTTTGCTTTATCTCTTCAACGTCCATAGCCTTAATTATCCGCTTTCAAATAGATATTCTTCAGTTCATCTTTTCTCAAAGTACCATACTTTATTCCCCGGTCAATACGCTTTCTTGCATTGCCGTCCTTAGCCTTGTCAGTGTTCTTTGAGCTGTCTTTAGACACTATCAGCTTCACCAACTCATTCAACGGAATAGGCTCTATCGTATTTCTATCCCAAATGGAACTGAAAAACTCCTTGGCAGGCTTTCCCATAAGTAGTTTCTTTTCCGTCTCCTCTCCTACCTTCTCAAAATGCAAATAAGGCTCCGATACAATATTAAAATATGGCAGCAAAGACTTCTCGTCCGGCTCGCTCACCATACGTGTCTTCAGAAGTTTCAAGTACCTTCCACCTGTCTTTGTCCTACCGATGGCAAACACCCCGTCCGCAAAGTTTGAAAGAATCTTGCTCCCTGCCATATTTGTCTTTGACAAAGGCTTCCATTCCTCTATTTTAGGAGTATGCGCTATCACCATGATACTGATTTTCATTTCACGTTTTAATCTCGTAAGCCCGTCCATGATAGCACCTGCATACTCCGCTTCCGATGTCTGGGTGGAAAGGAAAGACAGGTTATCCAGTATCATAACCTTTGCTTCCGTATCAATCAATTTATCCTTAATCCCGTCAATCACGTTCATGCTGAACTCATCGCTACCCACGTTGTCCGATATGGTGCAACGGATAAGCGACTTCGGGAAATCCGCGTTCTGATACCTCCTTGCAAGCTGCCTGTCCGAAAGCTCAAAGTCAAAGTAAAGGACACTCTGCGGATTCATTTCCACATCCATACATTCACTCTCCCCTTTGGCTATCTCGTAGGCTATCTGTGTGGCTAAAATTGATTTTCCGATACCGCTGTCCGCAAACAGGAACACAAGTTCATTCTCCCACCAAAAATCGCCCCAAAGCCTATGTATAGGCGGTTTCTTCTTGCCGTCCTCTATGACAGACTGCATATCGGAAGAGCTGAACAAAGGTATTTGCTCAACCACATCCCCATCATCGGGAATATCGCAACCTCTTTTATCAAATCGCTCTATGTCGGCTTGTATCTGTTCTTCTTCGGTCATAGTTATCCGTTTAAAATTGAAATAGCTTTTTCAACATCATCTACCGACAACCCTAAATAGGTATCAGTCTTAATAAAGTGTTCTTCTTGCTCAAGAAGCATATCGCTATCATCGTCAAGTATCACGTAGTTAAAATCAATCCCAACTTCTTTTCTATCCCAATTTTCACCGTTATCAGAATGGATATGGGTGTCAATCCATTGTTTTATCTCAACACCACGGGGAATGCCAAGATGAACGCCTTGCATAATGTAGGCATACGCTCTTATAGTCACTCCTATAATCCTGTCTGCGTATGGGAACAGAAATGGTACGGAATGGCCTATAGTAGTTAAATAGTTCTTCGTATCTTCCACCGTGTTTTTTCTCCAAGAGGAAGACATGACAATCATTGCATCCGTAGCATCTATAATCTTTCCAAGTAAATCACACGCATCCTTATCAAGTGCGTAATGAGACTTCTGCGTGGAAATTACTCCATCTATATCAAGAAATATAAGTTTGTCCATATACGATTTGTTTTTAGCAAGGTGCGCCAGCGTTACAAACGCCAAACGCACCCGTTACCTTTTCTACACATGGCAGATAGGCTATTGCACAATTTCCCAGTCTTCGGCAAACACATCACTGATAGACGGAACCCATGAATCGGCGCGTCCAGTATTCTCGTTGTAGATAAGGCACTGACTTGTATAGTCAATAAATCCTTTACCTTTCAGAATAAGTTCTTTGGCCGATTGTGGAAGTGATTGCATCTTTGGAATAATGTCGCTTTCGATATGGGCAGGGACTTGTTTGAATACCATCAATCCTTTACCGTTCCAGCCGCTCCTACGGATAGCAAGACCGAATTTCAACGCTTCAATAGCTATGCCGAAAGACATTCTTGGAAGTGTGGTAATACTCGTTTCCCCTTTTGCAATAGCCATTCTTTGTTCAAGAATAGAACCATAACACCCCATGATTTCGCGTTGCAATGAGAGCAAAAAAGCCGGATAGTCATCCTTTACAACTTCACGGAACTTTTCAGAATCAACGAACACGGCACATTTCTCGTGTCGTTCTGCCAGCTCTTCATGCTCAATATGCAAGCGGTCAAGAAATGTTTCCGCACATTTATACGCTTTCTCAAACGGTTCAGCCGGAGACCAGCTTTCATATCCGTCTTGATACTTCACATGATAACCTGCTTTATCCTTTTCTGCTTCGTTAGGCACTCTACCTGCTTGTAAAAGACCTCTCTCATACGCTTCGCCCATTGTCATAGGCTCTGCTTCAATCTGTTTTGTTCCAATGTACTTTTTCATATCAATTCAATATGGTTTAATTGTTTCTTGATTCATTAATTTCGCCATAAAATCATGCTTTTCTTGTTCGGTTGCTTTTCGTACATCACCTCCCCACATGAAGTTTCTAAACCCCGTACTCTTTTTAATTTCACCATCATTCCATCCTACAAGAATCCCATAACCGTCACCAGTAACGCATCCGTTATAAATGAAAACTCTTTTATCTATCGGATTGTACATTTCCGATTCTTTACTTGATGGGATTCCATACAGAAAATCGCCAATACAATATTCTATTCCTTTCATATTTGTCTGATTGTTTAATGTAGTAATTATCCATAATAATCAATCCTTAACCCATTCGGACTTAGTTACACAATTCATAGACTTAAACCTACCTGTCACCTCATTATGGCCGTAGGAGTACACATAGCAAACGCCTTCTCCTGTAATATGAGCGGTAGATTCGCCACCCACATACAACTTGCAAACGCTACCTTCCGGCACATGGAACTCAACCTTTGAAGAAAGCACCGTAGTAAGCGTGCAATCCTGCTCTATTTGCCCGTTAAAGTCCACGTAGAGGCAAGAAGTATATCCGTCCTTATTACGCTTCCATTTCCCGTTAATGTAATCGGAAAACGTCCGTTTCATATATTGGATATCCATTCCCCAGCCAAAAGCCGCCGCATCCGCCAGCATTTCGACACCGTTTGAATCAAGTGCCATATCCATCAACGCCTCCTTGCTCGTAGCTTCATCCCACTTGTCTTTGTATGACGTGCACAATCCGAGCATCATGGCATTACGTTTAAAAGAAAGCAAATCATTCATTGTTCAAATATTTATTTCTTTTCTCTTCTGTATTAAAATCGTCTGCACGGCCAATAACCTTTTGTGATAAAATAGTTAATCCACTTTTATCTTTTCGAAATACAGTTTCTATAGCTATATCATTTTTATGTCCGAAATCAACAGATATGATTATGTCTCCACACTTTTCAATGAAAACATCTTTGTTTTTCATACAATAGGGAATTTTTCAAGTTCTACCTCAATAAGTTCATTAATCCTCTTCACATCACTATCTGAACAAGGAATGTCCTTATACATTCTGACAGACCGTATAATATTACGTGCATGAATATGAGAATGCTTTTCTAACGCGCTGTACGACACCCCGAATCGGTCATGCGCAACCACAAACACTGCAGGTCTTGCCATTCTTTTTACGAACGGTATATTTGTCTTCCCTTCGTATAAAGACAATGGAGATATGGGCGAATATTTATCCTTGCAGAATGCTTTGTTTACGCAATCGCACACGATACGCTCAACCTTTCTTATAACGCCCGATTTTAAGCAATCTTTTCCTTTTGACATACTTTTCTATGATTTTCTGTTGGTCTTCATTAAGTATTTCTCCGCATATATACATATTGCCGATTACATATTTCTTGAAGTCAATAGTCTTTTTACCATACAACCCCAATCCATTATCAACGCCTCTTGGAACCGATGGTGTAAGCACATGAGTATTGACACAGCCTTGAACTGGAATAGCGTTTATATCAAAAACTATACGCCCTTTCTTCACCCGTATTCCACCTGTCTCAACATCGGGTATAAATACTCCCTTAGTAACCTCTCCGGTCGTTTTATCCTTGAAAGATACCCATTTTACGCCCGGATGGTTGCCTATGTTTATGCGTATGTGATATACGTTGTCAGGGCTATACCTGTCCTTCCTCGGTTTTATTTCCTCCATCGAACACCTCCTTGGCTTCCTCCGCCATTATAGCCTTCTGCTCAAACTCCGCATTCGCCTTCACGTCCTCTTCGGGCGGCGTTGTGTTCATGGCCTTATCCAAGTCCTTCATCTGCCGTTCCATCCACTTCATGTAGTTTTCAGCCTCTTTCTGCGCTTCATTAATATCCGTGAACACAGCCATTGGCTTGATAAGGTTCGCTTCCGTCACTACTTTCATTCCATCCAAGAACTCCTTATTGGTAGAAGTCGTATCGCCGAACATCTCATTCTCTTTGCCTTTGATAGACTTCTTGAAATCCACCATGTATTTCAACCAAGCATATAGGGATGTTTCATGTGCCACACCGTCCAATCCTACTGCATAAGGTGTCGTGAACACTCGGAACCCTGTGTAGTTCTTAAACATTATTCCAGTGCGGCATACGATTATCTCGAACGAACCGAAATTCTCTCTCTCCAGCACATCGCTTTCTTTGATGATGAACTCAAAGCCTTGTTGTTTCTTGTTCTTTGCCATAGTTATTATGCTTTTTCGTATGTTTTTTCAAATATGTCTGGCTTGCATGGGTAGAACTCTCCATTTATACCTTTGATAATATAGTCCCCAAAACTTGCAGTCATAATACCTTCAAGTGTTTCTATTTTTATTCCACCGTTAGAAATAACTTGCTGTATTGTAGATTTTCTACCGAATACTGATGTTTCAGTACCACATCCAAGAAAATCAACACATTCCAAAATGGAATTTTCATCGTGTTCTAACCTAACCGCTTCAATAACTACCGGTTTCTTCCTGTACTTCATAATTATTCCTCCGTCTTAGCCTTTCTACCTCTATTCGGTCTGAACGCCGTCTTAGCGTCCTCTACCTCGATAATACACTCTCCCTCATCCTCAACTGTCGCCACCGCCTCATTCTCCTTCAACTCCTCTTCAACGACAGGATTAGCCTTCTCTTCCGCTTCGTCCACAACCGACTTACCGAATCTCGGCTTCTCCTGGTTCATGTTCAACTTCTGCATATCCATAGCGTACTGTAACTGGTACACCTTGAACTTCTCATCGTCCGAATCAATGATTTCATCCGCATAGCCTGGATAGTGCATAGCGATTGTTCTTCTGTTAGCCTTCGTAGCCATCCCCAACGCCTCCTCATCCACGTACATATACGGGTGAATCGAAATAAGACCGTCAATAGGCGACAAGCGTCCGAACGTCTTCTTGTACTCGATAAGTCCGTCAGCCCTCTGCTCCACAATTGCGTAGGCGTTCATAAGGTTCTTCTTCTTGATAAGGGCGATAGCCAATATCCAAGTAAGCCCAAGTTCGGGATTTAACTTCTTTGGCAGCTCCCTCAACCTCGCAAAGGATAATGCCTCTGATAATGTATCTGTCTCTAAAAACATAATATATAGGTTTTTATTTGTGATTATTCAGTCGGGAAAGTATCATCATATCCGAACGAGCATCCGTACACGTTGGTGAATGCAAACGTCACCTCCTTGTAATTCTGCCCTTTCAAAGTGTCACTCTTAGGCTCTGTAGCTCCGGTAAGGTACATCAGCACCTTCCTCTTCCTCGCCGTGTCACGGTAAGCCATCTTGCAGCCTGAAACGAAATCCAAAAAGCCGTGGTAAGCCGAATCGTCCTTCTCGTCGTTCTCCAAGAACACCAGCGTCAGCTTTATGCTCGTCTGCTTGTAAGCCGGAGTACCCGCAACGTACACATCGGCCTTGCTCGTCTCCGCGAAGTCCTCCGAATACACGTTCTTAGGCTCCCCGTAAGCATTAAGACCGGTACACTCCTTGTATCTCAATCCGGGAAACTCCGTTTCCAAGTCCTTCCAAGAAGCACCAGTCTCACCGTAACGAATCATATAGAATTTATAATCTGCCATACTACACGTTATAACATCCGCAAATATAATTAATTATAATGATTTATTCAAGCTTTACTTTAATATTTAAATATTATGCTTATATTTGCAAGAGGCTTTGATATAAAGTGAATAACACTTCATTTTAAGTTAGTATTTCAAAAAAAAAGGCATCCAGCTTGCGATAAGTAGGATGCCTTTCCGATTTGTGCATTAGCCGAACATCAATGTGCGTCTCTGTTAATTTGGGGAGCAAATCTTCATGTGCGTTTTTTTCGTTTTAAGTCTTCCTGTACATTCGGATTTTTCCAGCTTGGCTATCTTTTCTTGCGCAAGCTCCAAGTCTTCTGATATGCGTAACAATTGCTGCATAAGCATCCTGTTCTGTCTTATAAGTATTTCTATTTTGCTTTCCATAATGTTAATTATTTTAATATAAGTAAAGTGGTACATAGATTTTCAAGGCTGCATGGTGTGTGCAACCTTAAAAAGTGGTTATAACTTTTGGTTATATGGTTATGCAGCCGGATTCATTTCTCCTTTTATCTGCTTGATGGCTTTCTTCACGTCCCAGCCGTTTTCATATAGAGCTATGATAAATCTCCTACCTCGCTGTGTCCATACCGTATATATGTTGGTATGTGTATTACCTCTTTCACTTGTGAAAATGTTTGTTCTCGTTTCGTTCATGCCCCATTTGTCGTATGGTGATTTAAGAAGCCATTGTCCGGACTGCTTGAACTGTATTCCAAGTTCCTTCAACTTACTATTCAGCTTTTCAGCAGACATACCTATCTCTTTTGCTATTTGAGTTGTGGTAAGAGCGTTAACGCTCTGCAAGTGGTTGTCGTAGTAGCTTACTTTCGGGGCGGCTTTCTTGATTTCCTCTGTCTGAATCTCGATGGTTGCTTGCTGCTGCTCTGTTTGGGCTTCAAGCTGCTTCAACCGCTCCTCTCTTTTGGCAAGGGTAGATTGTGCGATTGTTAGCGCACGTGCCATGATTTCTTCGGGAGTGTCATCTTGCTTGGTGGAGATGTAGCCGCCTGTCTTGCGGATGGTCTTTAGAATCTCCTTTACGCCTTTCTTAAATTCTTTTGCTATTGGCTTTCTGCTCTGCATGAGGACTTCGTATAAGCCATCTTCGGTTAAGAACCACATTTCGTAATTTCTACCATCTACGAAGATTGTTCGTAGATGCTTTTCTTCCTCATCTACAGTGCCTACCATTCTTGATACATCATAATAACCTTGTGACGTTTTCGCATAATCAATGCACTCTGCCACTTCTTTGGCAAGGAACATCGGATTTTCGGCAGTTCCGTAAACTGTAAATGAATGACCTAATAATTCAGCTTTCTTAATTACTTGTATATTTTCCATTTTATTCCTATATTAAAAAGTAAAGGGCAAATCCCAATGAAGCCTAATGTGGTTGTCTGCTCCAAAGGGAAATGCCCAGCAATATCTTTATTCCAGTCGTTCGACAACCACGAAGAACGACTAACAACGTTGTTTACATTGCAAAAATAATGGATGATTTCCACTTTACAATAGCCTAAAAATGAGGTAAAAATGTCCTTGCATTTGCGTGCATCATCCTGCATGATTGTGCACTAATAAAAGTTAAATCACATCGAAAATAGATGATAATTTATACTCATTCTTAATAAACCATGTGTATAATACGTAAAAAGGCATATTGTATTTATTTCATGATACCATGCAATGATTATTCAAACATATATTATTGTTATATAGGCTATTGAAAAATAAGGTTGTAATTCCATCACCTTGCAAATTTCACAAACGGGTATATGAACAAATGGAAAAGGTAGAGTGTTAGCACTGCACAGATTGGCACAATCCCTTTTCTGTGTCTGATACGCCGGAACATACTCCTCTCTTTGAGAAGGATTCCGATTACCGCCTTTTGGTAAGCGGTTGCTTTACGTCCAAGCAACTCTGTTTCGCTTAGGACTTGAATCGAGTTTGTTAGCATAACAAAAAAAAGCGCACGTTCACGGCTGCTAACAAACTCATAGGAATTTAGTTTGAGGACATTTCTGTTACCCCACCGTTCGTGCGCAATATCTTACATTATGATACTACTTGTTATATGTATTGGCAAAAAAATAACTCCAATGATGAAGCCATAGGAGTTTGCCGCTCCTATAAGTTGTTAGCACTGCAAAGAAAAGCATATTTTTCAATATAGCAAAACTTTGCGGTGTGTTTTTTTGCACATAAAGCATCATTTTTCTTTATTTTCTGAACGTGCAACATCCCAAAGGCTACTAAGTACATAACCAACTGATATGGTTGTTGTATAGTCTTCCGGCATTTCGTATGATTCTACTACACGAGTAAAATCATTATCAACAATATATCTTACAGTAGTAAGTATGGCATATCCTCCACGACTTTTAATTCTAAACTTTTGGTCTATTGTATATCCGTCATAAAAATTTTCCTCAAATGTATTAATATCACCAAATTCTTCACGATGTTTTCTTATCAAATCATAAACATCATATCTATCATTACCTTCCAAACAATTAAATGAAGTGTGAGTTTTATTATATTCTTCTATTATCTTTTTCGCCACAGATATAGCATTAAGATTGCTCCATATAGCCCTATTGCATTTACGAACTTCTGTACTTACGGGTTTGTAACTTTCATAATCGTAAGCTGTTTGCTCCATGTATTCATCTATCAAGTCTTCTCCTTTTGATTGTTCTGATTTGCACGACATCAAAGCTATCGCAACCAACATCAGTAATAAAATCTTCTTCATAATAACATAATTTTAATTGTTAGTCAATGAATCAATATATACGCAATCTTCCCAATATTTAGGGACTCGCAATATTTCAAGTTCAGCCATCATCATACCTCCATTAGAAATGTCATAAAAAGACTCGTATAGTCGTTTAAAAACACATTCGTCAAACTCCACTACCAGTTCGTTGCTTATACCAATATCTAAAAGGTAGATATATGCGTTATTGACAATATAATCAATACACTCATGTGTATCACACTCAGCAGATATGCTACAAATATCTTTCTTGAAGTCCATAAGGAACGTATATATTGCATTCCTTATTCTCGGATTTATCTCACGCATATTGTCGTCTGACAAATACTTCCAATGAAAATTCTCTATGCCATTCCTCACGTGAACCGCAATAGCTTTTGCCAAACGATTCTTGTCGCATAATATTTCGCTTGCCATTTGTTTCAATAACGCTTTGTCCTCTTCGGATATTTTTATTTCCATGATTTTAATCGCCTTTCTTGTTCAACAGCCTTTCTTCCGTCTGCTTCAATGTATTTTTCTTGATATTTAGCTGGTGCTCCACTATAAGGTCGTAGTCACAATTACCATCACCACCTTTGCTTGTCACCACCAAAAGCTCCAATAGCATCAAGAACAGAAAAAGAAATACGTAAAATCCTAATGCTATTTTGCTTTCTTCAAGAATACTGAACAACGCCTGCAATTCTTCCAAGAAACCTGTGTCTGCTTCTTCATAGTCTTTACGAACTACATCGGCTACCTGCATTTTTGCTTGCAGGTACGAATTTAGCTGTTTGTTGTAATCTTTTAAAGCATTCTCGTTGGCTTTAGCTTGACCACTTAGCGGATTTTCTACATTTCTCTTGTTTACGCTCGTCACTTTTTCTTCTATTGGATTCCCATCCTTATCAACCCCAGTCTGCTTTGTTGTTGTACTTACATCCGTAGCCACAATAACAGGATTCTTTGATAATAATTCATAAATCCTAATATTCTCTCTTCCTATGGAATCTATCTGCTCAGTAACCCTCTTTATGTCAGCATCTAAATATGCCATACGCTCAGGAATCGCTTCATTAATCTGTTTTGCTCTTATTTCCTTCATCTTAACGTCAATATCATTCTTGAAAATGATTTGGTCAAAGATTGTAGAGCCTAAAACTGCCATTAAAAAAGCTAATAACCCTCTAATAAATCCCATCCATCCGAGCTTCCCAACGGTTAATATAATAAAACGCTCTATGCAAATTATGATAGTCGTAAACACAAGCGATATGAGTATCTTACCATGTAGGCTTTCGATACCAACATATCTGTCCGCAAAGCAAAAACCAATAGTACCCCAAATGATAGAAAGTATAATGATTGCAGATATGTATCTTTTAAAAGTCCTATGACTTGCTTCTCCACATTCCTTCAGTATATCGGATTTCCATCCGATAATAAAGCATCCTATTTTAGTAAGTATTCCCATAACCGCACACTATCGTATAAATGATTCAGATTTGGCAGCAACACCTTTAAGGAATCCTCTCTCGTATGAATCAATCATGCTCATCATCTTGCTTTCTCCTACGTCAAGGGCATCCTCCATCTCTTTTATCTTTTTAAGGTGTTCGTTGTACGTTTCTTTTCGTGCCTTCAATGACATGGAAGAGGAAGTTAGCCCCTGCGTTTCCACAATATCAATCTGCACGTTTATATCACGTATATCGCTTTCGTATCTCAGTCTTACTTGTTCAAAAAGCATTTTAAGACCGTTGTTTATAATCTTCTTCTTTGATTCCTTATACTGTATGTCAGAGTTACACATTGCATCATTGTAACCATCTTGCTCATAGTCAGTCTGTATGTAGGAGTATATGACATCAATAGGCATACCTGTACCATATTTAATTGTTATAGTATTGCTTTCTAGGTTTGGCTCTGAATCATCAACAAAATCCTCTCTTCTAATCTCAGGCAGAATTTCCTTACTATTATCCTCCACATTTGGCAATCCAACAACTTCTGTGTTATTAACTTGGTTGCCCTTCTTGAAAAAATTAAAAAGTCCCATATTTATTTATTGTTTTAGTTGGAATATCAAATTTTGCATGTCCTCTTTGGTGGCAAGAACTACATAGTGTAATAAGATACTTATCATTATATTCCCACGGCCGAAGTTTCCTCCCATTTTTATCAATATGGTATTGCTTATGATGTACAACCAATTTTTTTTCACTTCCACATATTGCACATTTATACCCATCTCTTTCTAATATATGCATTCTCTTTTCACGCCACCTTTCATCAAACAGAAGTTCTCTATATGAACCGTGATTAGAATAATATTGTTTCATTTTCTCAACCCCTTTCTAAAACTACTGTTTGCACTCCTTGAACTCTTTATAAGTCCACCTTTTACAACCCAAATGATAACTGCAATAAAAAATAGTATATCCATTATTATTTGTTTTAAGTGATTAATTGCATTTCCTGCTTGGTACAATAGACAATATCCATTTTACAGCATACACTACGATGCACAGAATGACAATGATGGTATTTGATAATATTCCACATCCTTGATTATATGCTCTCCTTGAAAACGGATATTCTCTCCTTGTTCCCATGATATTACTCCTTTATCCTTCCATTTTCGTCAAACTCAAAAGGCAACTCCATCTGCCCGATTTGGCGCATCTTCATTTTACGGAAATTCTCGCAGAACTGCTTCATGTTATCGGAAACCTGAAACAATGTAATAACCTTGTTTATCTGCCTTTCCAAATTTGGCTCGCCTATATCAGTAGTCAAAAGCTGGTGATACCTGTTCATCCGATTACCCGATTCGCTCTTAGGTGTTTTCTTTTTAAGCTCCTCCAGCACTCCATTTGGAAGTTCTTCATATACGAATGTGTTCGTCCACTTTCCTATTATCCCCGGTCTTTTCTTTATACCATTCACGGTATAATCCCATCCGTTAAGCCTGAACAACTCCTTATAGAATATATCTGGGAAACGCTTCTGCCACGGTAGAAGCTCTTCGGATATGTATGCTTTGAGTATCTTTTGAAGTTCGTCATTCTCTCTTTCGTACTGGTATCCGGTAGCTTCATCAACAAGTGCTATAATACCTACTTTTGCAACCGAACGTATAATTATATCAGCATTCCGAACAATGGCATCATTATCAAAAACACCGGCACGATTTGCGTCTATTATAGCAGAGCAAATATCAACCAAAAGTGTCACCTCATATCCGTTAGCCGTTGATTGTGAGCCGCCTGCGTTATTTCTTTTAAATTTTACAGGTTTAGATAGTCGCTCTGATATGCTGTTATCGCCGGCACAAAGATAACTTGAAACACCTTCCATTTTACAGAAGCTACTCATCCACTGACCGCTCTTGCTGTCATAACCTATTGCCTTTTGTATTCCTCTACCGGAAAATACTCTCATTCCATTGTCAAGTACATAACAAGGTATCTCCAAGTTTCCCAAACGCAAAGGAGTTTTATCAGAACCATACTTTGCTAATAATATCTTATTTTCTTCCATACTCATATTTTAAGTTAGTATTCAAATTTTCTGCAAATATAGATATTTGGTTCCATTTGTTCTTTAATTCATTGAATAATTGTATCTTTGCGTATAAACCAGTTTGATATGGAAGAATATGACAAAGAATTAGTCAGGTTGATTGCGCAGCAAGAAATCATAAAGCGTGAAATCTCACAAATGAAAAAAACATCATTTTGGGACTTCATACCGGCGATATGGGGTGGCATAATCACAGGCGTAATCATATTCATACTAATAAAGCTAAAATAGAAGAAAGTATCGTTGAAGCTAACGCAAGTATCGCACTGATGATTTGCCACAACCTCATCTTCTTCTTGTATCCCTCCGATTCCTTTTGCAGTCTTGAAATGTCCAATGTCAGTCTTTCAAGCTCATCCTTTCGCTGCTCACGTTCCCACTCTCCATTGAACCCTCCTTGCCTTACAAAACGTATGCCTTTCTCGTTCAGCTTGAATATACCCCATCTGTCCAATGTGGTAATATTATTCATTGCTCCATATAAAGACAGCAACAAGTTCACCTTTTGAAGCAACACCCTGTCTGTACATCCCTTCAGCTCCGTATCTGCAAATACTACCTCACCTCCTTTCTCGAATGCTTGCCTAATTATCCGTTCAGCTATTTCTTCTTCCAAATCCATACTCTTTTAACAACATCATATTTAAAGTTGAACGATGCAAAGTTACCGCATTCAGTAAATCCCGGCAAAAAAAAGGGACATGTTTGACAGCACGCCTCAAATAAAGCCACACAAGACACCATTATAGCAGGCACATACCATTTACCATCAAAAGAAAGAAAGCCTCAAATATGGCACCGGTCAAAGCCACAGGACATACAAACATGCCGTATCTCCCACATAGTCATATCCCGCATCCCTTGCATTGCATACTACTACAGCATTACCGATTAGACACACCCTATATAAATAAAGGAAAAATGTCTAATCCAAAACCATAAAAAGAAAGTAACATAAAGAAAAAGTGAGCGAAGCGAACACCACTCTCCCTTTTATTAAGAATTAATGAAAGGGGTTCATGCACACACTGCATAGCGAGACACCAGCGTAAACGAAAGCATCATCAAGATAACGAATAATATTATTTTACATAATAATATTAATGTTAAATATAAAATATCACAACAAAAAAACGAATAAAAAAATTTCAAAAAAAATCGGGAGAGGACGGATGTTCACGGATGTACCGACATAGGGGGGGTGGGTGTCTTTGGTCCATGAGAATACGCACAACGGTTTGCAACGCTCGTTTGCTTCGTTGCTGATGGCTTCGATAGGAGCAGAATAAAGCAAAGGAGGGTGTATTCGGTGCATGGTGAAGGCAAGAAAGAAGTGTCCGCATATCGCACGACATAGGCTTATGCGGTATGCCAAAGAACATATAAGTTTTTCGTGTTTGTTTACAAATAAACTATAATATTACTTGCATATATGATAAAAAATCACTTACTTTGCAGTGTTGAAAGATGAGAGATATAACACTGCGATACATGTTGTTATCTCATTGATTAACAAGCGTGATACATGATATATTGATATGTTGGATATAAAAAAGAGAGCCTTAACACTGCAATGTTAAGACCCTCAAATGTAGGAAGTACGAAAGTACCCCCCCATACCAGGCGCAAAGGTACTTTCTTAAATTCTTTCCTGCAAATATTCTTCAGATTAATTTTCGATGGCTTATGATGCTGATGTTATATGCAGCTATCGGCAAGATAGTGTATATAGGCAGTTATCAGGCTATTATCACGCTATAAGATTGAATTATTAACAATTTAAATATAGCATTATGAAAAAAGGAAACTTGCCTACACAGGAATACGAATTAATTAACGTGTGTATGCAAACAATAGAAAATGGCACTCCATTAACGTGTGATGATTGTGGACGTACAATATTTAATATTGCTACGATAAAAGGGAAAAGCGATGGAAATACGTACAATGTAGGGCTATCATGCGTTAAGAAGCTACTAAATAAGTCTATCTACTTCGATTTAGAAACCGGGTGGGAATTTGAACGGCAAGAAAATGAATGGAAGCAAGCAATGAATAATTTAAAGTGGCTTAAAAAGCATTTAGAAAAAGACTTGTACGAATTTTCTGTATACAAATACGATAACGGTAAAGAATTTTGTGTTAACCTAACTTTCAAAAAAGATTTTGGAGGATATAAAAAAGGATGGTCTGGAGGATATACGGCTACCATGGCATTGGATAAGCTTCCTTTGTTCTCAGAATTTATCAAAGCGTGAAACGTACAAGCGTTGCACCCGGTGCGAGTTCCGGGACACGCACAAATTAATAACATAAAAACTTGTCATTATGAAAGCAATGAATTTCTACACCGCAAACGGTTGGGCTGGTTCCAACTATGATAGCAAGTTAAGCACAAAGGAAATCGCCGCAAATGTTCGGGCTTATGCAAAGAAGAATTTCCCGGAATTTAAATTCTCTGTTCGCTCTGAATGGAGTATGTACACGGATTCGTTACATATTGAACTAAAAGAAGGTATTTGCATTCCCTTTGTTGAGGGGTCAAGAAGCGCGGAACGCGGTTATATGTCCACGATGAACACCGTAAAGGGCTGGGAAAAGGATTTAACGCCCGAAATGTTTAAAGTGCTTGACGCTGTAACAACTTACGCCAATTCTTTCCGCTATGATGATAGCGACAGTATGCAGGACTATTTCGATACTAATTTTTATTTGAGTATAAAGGTTAGCGATGAATATAAGGTTGTAGAGCCGAAAGCGAAGAAAAGCAGCGTTAAGGCTGAAAAGGTTGAAGAAGCAAAAGAAGTGGAAGCCGTGACGGTTGAAGGTCTCGACATCGTGGATTATTCAGAAAAAGCCATCGCCGTTTTTGGCGATACCAAAGCCATCAAAGACCAGTTAAAGGAACTGGGAGGGCGATTTAACCCGTCTTTAAATTACAACGGTGAAAAGCGCGCCGGCTGGATATTCAGCAAAAGGAAAGCGGACGAGGTGCGGGAATTGCTCGTACCTTCAGCAGAAGAGAGCAAAGAAGAAGAAGCAGCGGGCGATAAAGGAATACAGGTAGTAATAACAGAAGCGAACGAGGCGTACCCACTCGAAGGAATAACATTTACCGAAACGAATAACTTAAACGGTGTATGTTATTTCGATGTGGAAGGGGCTGGAATCATAACGAGCGCGAAAGTACGCGCGGACATACAGCCTGGCGACATTTTCAACGTGTACACGAACGAGGAACGCAAATACGGCGTAACCTATGACGGTGTAAGCCTTAACAGGAGCTTATACAACGATTTGCCCGGTATCATTGAGTTTAACAACAAGATAGAGGCGAATACATTAAGCAAATCATCTTTTTATAAACCGATGGGCGAGAATGTAGAGTTTTACGAAAAGAAGGTAACGGGCAAACGGTACATTGTGAACGACAATCCTAAATGCGGTTTTTATCACGTTTCAGACGCTTTGGATAATTGCCCGGTGGATTTCTACCAAACGAGGGAAGAAGCCGAGAAACAGGCGGAAATGCTTAACGGGTTTACGGATGGTAACGGACGGTTAAGAAGTATTATATAATTAAATAGGAGGACAAGAAAATGAACGATATAATTATAGATAAGCGCAATTTATTAGGTTACAAAATTGAAAGCGGCAATCATTATAAAAGTATTCCGTGCACGATGGTTTTACGGTTAATGGACACGGAGGAATACTGCAATAACTATTGCCGGGCTTTAGATTTGGTTTTGAAACTATTCCCGGAAATCGACCGGGCGAAGCTTGAAAAAGAGTTAGACCAATTCGTATAAATGTATGTTAGGTGTTATGTTGTTGTTATTCGGTGCTGTGTTGTTCATCAGCGGTACCGATATTACAGAGATAAGAAAATACAAGGATCAATCAGATAAATTTTAAAGACATGAAAACAAAAACACAGCTTTCAAATTTTAACTTCCAGTTTTCCGGATACGGGCATTATAGAGTGACTTATACAAGTCCGGCAACTGGCAAACAATGGAGTACAATTGTTAGTGATATGACATTGATAGACGCTACCAAGAATGCGGACGAGCCGAAACGGAAAGACTTGGAGGCGTTAAAATGGATGTGTAAGAACAACTAATTAAATACCATCCCGGCACCGTGTGGACTGGCGGAGCGACACCGCCGCCGGGAACTATTATAAACCAATAAAAAGACAATGAAATGAAAGATATTGCGGAAATATTATGCTTTAAAATGTACGGTACAACTTGTTATCAAGTCAATATTCTAAATGCAAGAACCGGAATGTATTATAACAGTTCTTCACGGTATTTTGACAGCAAAAAAGAGGCTATCGAATTTGCAAAAGAAAACGGATTAACAATAAAAACTAATTGATATGAATAGTAAGGTATGGTTTGTAGTACGGGAAAAACTCGTTTGGAAATATTGCCTTGATTTTAATTGCAATTTGTGGGTTACTGTTTCGAGAAAACAAATAACCCCAAGTAGGATTAATGAAGAATCCGCTAATAAAGACTATGCGAATTTAGGCTTCAAATTGCGAAATGATAGCACTGTACAATGTAATGACGCAATAGTACCCGAAAAATCTTGGGTAAGGCATATAGTACAATGCAGAGCGATTTTATGATAGAAATATATTGCCACATGTTAGCATAGGCACACGTTGGAATACGACCGGCGTTCATGCTGTGATGCCCCGGAAGTAATACGGCTTCAGGATAGGCGATAGATAAGAATAAACGAATCAATTTAATTAAAAAGGAAATAATATGTTCATGATTTGCATTTTGATTTGGTTAGCTGTTGGAGTAGGCAAGGAGCTGACTGGGCACAACGGTTTCTAAACCGAATTATCTGCCAAAGGTTCAACGCCTTGCAAGTGGTGCGAGTTCCACGAGCGAAACTATTACTAACTTAAAATTTAATTATATGAAAGTGATTGAATACGGACGTGTCAGCACGGATAAACAAACATTAGAGCAGCAGAATAGAACTGTGAAAGAGTGGTTAAGCAGAAACGGTTTGAAAGCTGATATAGTAGTGACAGAAGAAGGAATCTCTGGAGGAGTAACCTACAAAAAACGGAAGTTAGGGACCGAAGTACTTCCATTACTAGAGGATAGAGATATGCTAATAGTAGCCGAAATTTCTCGTTTAGGACGTTCTATGAGCGATTTAAACAAACTTATCAATGATGAACTAAAACCGCGTAAAATACGTCTTGTAATCGTCCAAATGGGCATTGATTTGAATTGTGGCATGATAAAAGCGATGGACGAAATGATTTTGTTCGCTTTCTCCTTTGCTGCGGAACTCGAGCGAGAACTTATCCAAGAACGCACGAAGTCAGCATTGGAAGTAAAGAAAAAACAAATTGAGGAAAACGGTTATTTCATTTCCAAAACTGGAAACAGATGCACCTCTTTAGGTGGAACAACAACCGGACAGGCAAAAGGCGGTAAAGCGAACGGGGAAAAGAGAAGAAAGGAAGCGATGGAAAGTTCTACTAACCGAATCATTGCTGAATTGCTTCGTGATTGTACAACTCCGCAAGACGTTGACAAGGTAGCGGACAAGTTGAACGCTATGGGATTAAAAACGCACTCTGGACTTGAATTTACCCGTAACAGGCTCACCGCATTACGAACAAAGATAAACAGGCGCGCGGAATATGCGAAAAGTATGCTTTAAAACATACTTTATAAAACGAATCAAAGAGATATAAACAATAATTTTGCAAATAATTTAAAGCTGCGCTATCGGCATGACGGGCGATGAATATGGAGAAACTTGTGAACCTTATACTTCCCGAATTTGCATTTGTGGAGGGCTCTGAACACGAAAAGAATAATATACTGTCTGGTCGGATAGTGATACTTCATATACGTTCTGCAAGTGTGATAGAGATACTTGATAGAGATAATACCTTCCTCACCGAAGGCACTTTGGCCTACAATTTTTCTTTTGTTAACAGCTTTGGCATTAAAGAGCCAATGGTTGCCACATTACACTATAGTGCCACACTTGATAAGAATGCAGACCGTGAAATGATTATCAAGGAAATTATGAAACCTGCCGCACAGTGGTACTGTGAATATGCCAAGTGGGAGGATGAGAATATAAGAAAGGAAGGATGGAAATGAATGAGCGTGAACGGATAGGCGCATTACTCGCCCAAAAAAGAAATGAAGCCGGGTTGTCGGTCCGTGCGCTGGCTGAACTTGCCGGAGTTAGCTATCAAAACATCACCAAGATTGAGAATGGCAAGTATAATGTCAGCATTGACATCTTGTCTAAGATAACAGAGGCTCTTAATTGTAAACTGACTATTATAGATAAGTGAATATTACCAGAATTTTATTTTGTTTATCATCAACTTATAATGGAATCAAACTCAATAAGATTAGGCAACTATATAAGGCTGTCTGAGGATTTTAGGTTTGTAAATACAAAGGCTCCTGCCAGAACAGTATGCAAGGTGGAAGCCATAAAGCGCAATTCCTTTTATCTGGAATGCAAGGCTGGTGACGGAGTTTGCTACAGTGAAGTTCCGGTTACTATGGTAGAGCCTATCCCACTGACAGAAGAATTACTCCAGAAAAGCGGATTTACAAAGGAATACAATGGATTCTCTTGCAGTATTGAATTATCATACGGACGTTACCTATATGACGATGGGGCAAATGGCGATAAACTATTTGTATCTATAAACTGTGCCGAATATCCTTTATCCCATATTCCCATTGAATATCTGCACCAGCTGCAGAACGTGTATTTCGATTTGGTGGGCAGCGAATTGGAGATAAAGATGTAGGCCCTTGAACTTATATCCTGATTGTTTTTTATCGGGGAATTGATTAAATTTGCAGTCCCCGAAACAATAGAAACAACATGAATCCTCTATGAAGGAGTGTAACCCGTAGTCAGTCGGGTTCCGGTATCTATGCCGGTGGGGACACTTCTTTATAGGGGATTCGCCATTTTCCCCAAAAATCTTTAGTTTAGGAAGAGCTCATATATGGGGATACAAGACAGTACATATTCCATAATTTGTCTATAAAACGACTCAAAAACATGCAATAAATGCTGATTTTGCAATGTGGGAATTGCAATTTTGGCTAATTATTGATAAAAAAATACTGTTTTTCTTCTTTTTCTTTTGTGTAAATATGAAGAAAATATATATTTGCAGCAAATGATTACGCCTTTGGCTTACGCTTGTCCCCCTCTTGATAATGGACATGCCCAACCAAAGGCCTTTTTTATTTTATATATTATGAAAAATCGTCCTAACACTTCGTATACAGAAACTCCCATTAGAGTAGCTATTTTAATAGATGGTGGTTATTTTATAAAACGTTATAACGCTATGTATAATAAACCTGGTAATAAAACTGCATCAACGATAGCTAACGATTTATATACTATATCTCACTCTCATGTAGGCAAGAACAACTATCTTTATCGCATTTTTTATTATGACTGCGTTCCTTTTAGTAAAAAAGTACACAATCCTATATCTAATAAATGTATTGATTTCTCAAAAACAGAAGAAGCACTATACAGGAATGAGTTAATAAATGAGTTAAAAAAGAAAAGAAAATTAGCATTGAGATTAGGACACATTAAAGAAAGCAAACGCTGGATGTTCTATGATAATGCTATGAAGAAACTTCTGAAAAAAGAGATATCTTTAGATGATATACAGGACACGGATGTATATTATGAACTAAGACAAAAGGGGATAGACATGAAGATAGGTGTAGACATCGCATCTTTAGCTTTAAAAGGATTTGTTGATAAAATAGTGCTTATATCTGGAGATTCGGATTTCGTCCCTGCAGCTAAATTGGCAAGAAGAGAAGGTATAGATTTTGTCCTTGACCCCATGCATTGTGAACATATAGAAAACGACTTATATGAACACATTGACGGTTTAAAAAGTATACCTTTATATCATCAAAAAGATTCTAAGAAAAATAATGGCACAGGAAAGTAAATACTCATACGACGAGGAAAGCGTGAAAGCTATCGTCCATTGGGCTTTGACGGCCCCGCTTCCCAAGGAAGTGACATTAAGCGAATCGGAACACATCATCGATACGTCCATGTACGTCCACGCCAACATCTGCGGAAGCTGACTTATAATAGCCAGGCAGCCTCACATTTTGTCTGCTATTGGTGAATGCCATCCATTTATCTTACCTATTAGGCATATTATCCCGGTAATTGCCAGGATGAATAATAATATACAAAGTAGTGCAACCATTTTTGTTAACATTTTCTTTTTCACAAAGATAGCGATTTTTTTCTTATTATGCACGAGTTGAGGAGAAAAGTATTCGGTATAATCATTACCTTTGCCGCAAAAATACCAAACCATGGCACAAGAAAGTAAATACTCATACGACGAGGAAAGCGTGAAAGCTATCGTCCATTGGGCTTTGACGGCCCCGCTTCCCAAGGAAGTGACATTAAGCGAATCGGAACACATCATCGATACGTCCATGTACGTCCACGCCAACATCTGCGACATCAACCAGCACTATCCGGACCCGTTCTACAATCCGGCTATTGACAGGCTGTACAGATTGAAGGAATTCATGGAACAACAATAGTCACATAACCCAGTGGGTTGTTTCGCTTGTTTTGGGTTGAATTTAACCCACTGAGTTGTTTAAGTCAAATGACTATTTCTTGATTTTGCTTTCCAATAAATCAAATCCCCTTTCTACCTCTGAATTAAGTACCTTCGCATAAATCTGTGTAGTACGAATATTTGTATGGCCAAGCATCTTTGCCACAACTTCGATAGGCACACCGTTGTTTAGGGCGAAAACCGCAAAAGTATGCCTTCCCATGTGGGTAGTTATGTTCTTATCTATTCCGGCGTATTGAGCTACGACTTTAAGCGAGACATTGTATTTCTGATTGCTGATTATAGGCAGCTTATAATCATACTTCTTTAGTATTTCAATCGCTGGAGTAAGAAGAACTATCTTGTAGTCCTCATTGGTTTTCTTTCTCCTGTCAGCTACGATGTATTTCCCGTTCCGTTCCTCAACATCCTTTTCAAAGTCGAATTTTTCAAAATCAGCATAAGCAAGTCCAGTGTAGCACTGGAATAGGAACAAATCGCGCACCCGAGCTATTGCCTGAACATTAATTTTACATGACCGAATTATTTCCAGCTCATTTTCTGTTAGGTACTTTCGTTTCTCAAATTTTCCTCGTTCAAAATGAAGTCCTATATAAGGATCTGCATCCAGCATTCCGAACTTCATAGCCTCATGCAAATACCGTTTTAAGCGTTTGTGATAATTATAAATAGTTGGCTGGCTTATTCCTTGTTGGTGAAGGAACTCATCGTAAAGCGTTATATTGGCTTTCGTTAGGTCATCCATATAATTTATCTTACCGAACTTTTCAAGCGATTGCAGCAAAGTTCTATGCTGTTTACGTGTGCTCTCTTCAAGGTCTGTTCTGTCCTCTATTCTTTTGCGAACAAATTCAATAAACGAATCTGAGCGTGTTGACTTTTCCAAAAACGCATTCAGCTTCTCAAAGTCGAACTGCTGGTTGTTTCGCACAAGGTCAAGGATAAACTCATTCAGCTTTGCCATCATGCCATCTAAGATTGCATTAAGCTGGATGGAGTTTAACGAGTTGACTACTTTCCTTTTTTCATGCCATTGGTCCGAGTACAGTTTTACAGATGTCCCTATCCATTTTCGTCTACCTTCCGATGTCACTTCAATCTGGACGAGACCTTTTTTGTTTTTTGTGGCGACATGCTTTCTGTCGAACACAAACCTCATTGTTGGGTACTTCATACTTTTTAATTTTAAGTTGGTATCTTATGCAACCGGACATCGGTATCACGTTTTTGGTATCATTTGATACCTTTGGTATATTATTGGTATCAAAAGTAGTGCATTTGCGTGCATTATCCTGCATGATTGTGCACTAATAAAAGTTAACAGATACGTGATTTAAACATCTATATTCCAATATTTTATCACATAAGTATCTGATATACAGAAAAAAAGGCAGCTACCCAAGTAACCGCCTTATGTGATTCCGTTGCGATTCGAACGCAAGACCCACGCCTTAGAAGGGCGTTGCTCT